GATGATACAAAAAATTCGTTTGTAGAGTTATATACTAAAGTAGATTCTGGTTCAAGTGTTGAAGACATTATGGAACAGAATAGACAAGCAGATTTAGCTTCACAATCGGATCTTAGCGAAGATGACGAAGATGAGGATTCTGATACAACAGATTCAGACGACTCGTCTAGTGTTTAAGCTATAGTGTTCCTTTGGTGGCACTGTAGTGGGTGCCACCGTTTAAAGGATCAAACAGCAAAGAAAGGAAGAAATGGCTGGAATAAAAATAGAAGTAAGAAACAATAACGTAGAACAGGCTTTAAGAGTTTTAAAAAGAAAATATTTAAAAGATAATTTTCTTAAAACATATAAAGAAAAAATGTATTATGAAAAACCAAGTGCTAAAAAACGTAGGAAGAAAAAAGAAATGATTGCTAATAGTAAAAAAGCAAAGAAAATACGTGAGAGAAATTTATAGATTTTATGGAATTTAACGCTAATAATGATATATATATTATGGTCAAGGCTGCTCGTAAGTCCTATGACAGCGTTAAAGAAGCTTAATAGCTTCGGATATGGTGGATTGTTTTAGCATTTGCGCTTAGTTTCGCACCACCTTAAAAAAACAAACTAAAGCTGCGGCTCTCTTTTGTTAGTTTTAAGACCTTAAACCGAAAACTAACAGTATATTATGATTCACAATATTGATTGCCTAAAATTTTTAGATACAACGCCAGACGAATCTTTTGACATTTGTATAACAAGTCCACCATATAATATTGGTGCTAGATATTCTGAATATAAAGATACAAAAGAAAATTACATAGAATGGATGGAAGAAATTTTACATGAGGTCTGTAGAGTATTAAAACCTAATGGACATTTATTTCTTAATCTAGGATATTCAAAAGAGAATCCTTTTGATACATACAAAATTGCCGAGAACGTACCATGGAAATTACAAAACAATATTATATGGGCAAAGGCCGTAGAAGTTGATGGTAAGGTTAGAGGGTATACAATACCACATATGAGTAAAAGATACTTACAAAATGGTTGGGAACATCTATTTCACTTTACAAAAGAAGGCAACACACCAATTGACTTGGAGTGGTCAGGTGTACCATATGATACGAACTACAACAATGATAATAGAAATGCAAAACGGAGTGGTCGGAACTATCGTCCTACCACTAACTGTTGGCATATAACATATAAAAGTAAGGCTACTAAAGATATTACTAAACAAATCGCTGGTGACAATAAACACCCAGCCATCTATCCGGAAGAGTTTGTGGAGAAGATTTTAAAAGTTTCAGGTCTAAAGAAAGGTATTGTATTTGATCCGTTTATGGGTACAGGTACAACGGCCGTAGTTGCGAAATACTATGGTTTAGACTATGTTGGTTGTGAAATAGATAAAGACTATTATAAATTTTCACAAGACCGATTAACAAGAATTTTATATAGGTAGGTTGCCATATGGGGATTAATACTTATATAAATAACTATGACAACGCCATAATGGGTTGTCTTAACATTAACTTTGCTTAACAAAAGGAGGTTTATATGACCAATAAAGCATTTTCAATTTTCAATCAATTAAGACCAGTAACCGTAGGGTTTGACACTATGTTTGACCACTTTGAAAGAATGGTAGGTGACCATAATTTCAATGAAATGGTTAATGTAAAATATCCACCATATAATATCGTAAAGACAGGTAATTATACCTATGATATTCAACTAGCACTTGCTGGTTATGGTAAGAAGGATATAGATGTATCTTTTGAGGATGGTGTCTTAACAGTTAAATCTATTAAAGACGAATCAGAAAAAGAGGTTGAGGAAAACGATGGTATACTACACAAAGGTATTGCCAAACGTATGTTTCAAAAGTCTTTTACTATTGCCGATGACGTAGAAATCAAAGGTGCTGAACTAAAAGATGGTCTTTTAAGAGTTTCTATGGAAAGAATCATACCAGAGAACAAAAAGGCTAGAACTATAAAAATCAAGTAAATTGAGGGATTGGGAGGGAGCATTGACTTCCTCCCGATTTTATGTTAAAGTAAGGACTATATTATGATAAGAATACCAAATATAACATTTAAGACAAGAGTAGGCGACCTAGCAGAGAATGGCGAGTGTACTTTTGAAAACGGTAAGTGGGTTGATAAGACTACAAACGATTATTTTTCTAGTAAGAAAGTAGTTTTATTCAGTTTACCAGGAGCTTTTACACCTACTTGTACGTCACAACAACTACCTGGTTATGAAAATAATTACAAAGCATTTAAATTACAAGGCATAGAAGAAGTTTATTGTGTATCAGTAAATGATTCGTATGTTATGAATGCTTGGGCTCATGCTTCAGATATTAAAAATGTCAAGATGATACCAGATGGTAATGGCGAATTAACAAAAGCATTAGGCATGTTAGTTTCCAAAGAGGCCATTGGTTTCGGTTGGCGATCTTGGAGATATGCAGCTGTAATAAATGACGGTGAAGTAGAAAAAATGTTTGTAGAACCTGGAAGAGATATTAATGATCCATCTGATCCATATGGAGAATCTGCACCAGAAAACGTTTTATCTTATTTACAAGTAGATGAAATTAAGAGGTCAGTTTGAGGCTTGACATTTTAATTGATCTAGTATAGGATCAATAATGCGGATATCGTATAAAAGTATTATGAGAGATTTCCAATCTTTAGAACTTGGGGCAGTACCAAGTATCCGCTCCAAAAATAATAATGATGAATAGGAGTGAATATATAATGAACCTTAGCACAGACACAATTGCTATGTTAAAAAACTTTTCTGATATTAATCAGAATATTTTAATTAAGCCTGGAAATAAAATACAAACTATTTCCAATATGAGAAATATCTTAGCAGAAGCTGAGATAAAAGAAAAATTTGATAGTGAGTTTGCTATCTATGATTTACCACAATTTTTAAGATCATTGGATTTGTTTAAAAGTCCTGAACTTAAATTTAATGGTGGTGCTTCAATGACTATCAGTGAATCTAAAAACAGTAATAAATCAGTTAAGTATTTCTTTTCTGATAAGTCTACTGTCTTTACACCTAATAAGATTAATATGCCAGATAAGCATGTCACATTTCAATTAAAGAATGATGACCTGACAGAATTACACAAAGGTGTGACTACTTTAAATCTACCAGATGTTGCTGTAATTGGTGACGGTACTAATATTAAACTAGTGGCTACTGATAAGAAAAACAAATCTTCAAACGAAGTATCTACAGTAATTGGAAAATCAGATGTTAAGTTTACTGGTTATTTTAAATCAGAAAACTTTAAAATGATACCAGATGATTACGATGTAGCTATATCAAAAGCAAAAATATCTAGTTTCATATCTAGAAGTAAGAACGTCCAATATTGGATCGCATTAGAACCTGACTCTGAATTTTAAGGAGTAGGTCAATGACAGATTTTTTGTGGGTTGAACAATACAGACCCAAAACCATAGATGAATGTATCTTACCAGAGGAAACTAAAAATACCTTTTTAGAATTTCTATCTAAAAAAGAACTTCCAAACATGTTATTAACTGGTACTGCTGGTACTGGTAAAACAACTGTAGCACGAGCCTTGTGTGAAGAATTAAATCTTGATTATATTATAATCAATGGTTCAGATGAGGGTCGTCAAATAGATACTTTGAGGCATAAGATTAAAAACTTTGCAACAACTGTATCTTTCAATACAGAATCAAAACATAAAGTAGTCATAATTGACGAGGCAGATTATATGAATGCCGAATCAGTACAACCTGCTTTAAGAAACTTCATAGAAAGTTTTTATAATAACTGTAGATTTATATTTACTTGCAACTATAAAAACAAAATTATACCAGCTTTACATAGTCGTTGTACAGTAATTGACTTTAAAGTCACTAACGGACAAGTAAAGAAAACGGCTATTTCTTTTATGAAACGTATGGAAAGTATCTTAAAAGAACAAGAAATTGAGTATGATAAGAAGTCATTAGCTCAATTAATTGAAAAACATTATCCAGATTTTAGAAGAACGATCAACGAACTTCAAAGATATTCTGTACGTGGTAAGATTGATAGTGGTATCTTATTTAATTTAAAAGAAACAGACTATAAAAATCTTATGGCTCATTTAAAGAAAAAAGAGTTTGATAGTATGAGAAAATGGGTAGTAAACCATTTAGATATGGATTCTACTGACCTATTCAGAGGTGTATATGATAGTTTATATCAGAATTTAGAACCTAAATCCGTACCTCAAGCAATATTAATCATCGCTGGTTACCAATACAAGGCTGCCTTCGTGGCAGACCACGAGATCAATACAATAGCATGTTTAACTGAAATCATGGCCAACTGTAAATTCAAATGATAGGCCATCTATACGGATTCTTCCAGAGAGATTTTAAATCTGGTAAGTTTTTTCTAACCATCGGTAAGACTGGTGATTGGAAAAGTAGAGAAAGTCAATATAAAACAACCAATGCCAATATCTCTTTTGATTATTTGAAAGAGGTTAAGCACAACTATTTAACAGAAGCAGAATCAGACCTTAAAAAATATCTAAAAGAACACTATCCGATATGGAAAACCAGTGAGGAACAGTTTGAAATAGGAGACGGAGAACTAGATGTTGCTAAAGCAGAAAAGGTTTTACAAGAGGTTTTGAACAAGGTTAAGACCAAAGGTAATGACGTGGCTGGGATAGACTATCAGTATGGTACTCTATTCGGTGTACGAGACTACCGAGATTTAAGATTACCTTGTGACATGATCCCTGGTAAAGTTTCTATGATCGTCACGAAAGCCGGTGTTAAAGAGCGTCAAAGGAAGTATTTTACTAAATATGAGAAAAAAGGCAGACGCCTTATTAAACTGAATACACCGAAAAGACTCAATATCAGCAATGAAGCTTGGGACATAATACAAGTGGTTCAAGCAAACGAAAGAGATAAAGAGAACGATGGCGAAACGGACATTATTTAGAGTATGTGTTGTGAAATTAAGAATGTTTTGGGCAGATATTAGAGGACATCATGGTAAAAGATGGAACTATGAACCAGGTGACCACTATATGGGCAGACATAAATTTAGAAAGTGAGAGAATTAGCCCTTTTAGCTCAGCTGGTAGAGCAACTGATTTGTAATCAGTAGGTCGTCTGTTCGACTCGGACAAAGGGCACCAGAATTTATTATGTACGAATTGAAAGATTATTTAAAAGCTATAAACGAAACAAAAGTCAACCTTTTGGACACCACCGATACGGCTTGGCGTAAAAAGTACCCACCATACATCATTAATAAGTGTTTATCCATGTTTTGGGATACACTTCCACATGCCAATGAAATGAATGGTTATCACTTCTTGGACAAAGATATACAATTTACATTTTTACTAAATAGTATCAGACCAAAGAAACGGTTTGGAGGCAAGTGGATCAAACAACAAAAGCTGTATGATTTGGAATATGTTAAAGAGTATTATGGTTATAGTAATGAAAAGGCAAAACAAGCTTTACAAGTACTCTCAAAGGAACAGATAAATAGAATTAAAGAAGCCACATATAAAGGCGGGAGAAACAAATGAATGATGAAGTTAAGTGGTCGCAAGATAATATGTTAGAGGTCACTCTAACGCAACCAGACGATTTCCTAAAAGTCAGAGAAACACTAACAAGAATAGGTGTTGCAAGTAGAAAAGATAAAACTCTATTTCAATCGTGTCATATATTACACAAACAAGGAAAATATTACATAGTACATTTTAAAGAGTTATTTGCTTTAGACGGTAAGAAAGCAACTCTAATTAACAATGATATTCAACGTAGAAATACGATTGCAGTATTATTACAAGACTGGAATTTAATAGATATTGTTGATAAAGAGACAGCAACATCAAACAAAGCACCATTATCACAGATTAAAGTATTACCATTTAAAGAGAAAAAAGAGTGGATATTATCCGCTAAATATAACATAGGTAAGAAAATAGTTAAGGAAGAGAAACCTGATAATGCAGATACCAAAGTTTAGAGATTACATAACCGAACAGAATCCAGGCCGTAAAGATAAACCTATTACGGTTGCGATACTTACTATAAATGATTCAGATAAACCTAACAAGGATTCAACTGTTGAACTTATAGAAAAGGCGTGTAAAAAACAAAAGACTAAATGTGTTATAGTAAACACCAATAGTACAATCATCACAGGTAAAGACGAAGAAAAAAATACATTAACTGTCTATAATTATGACGGTAAAAATGGTGAGCATGAGTTTGTTGGTAAAGATACTGTTGTTATAACAAGAGGTGGTGCTTGTCAAGATGAAGCTGGCCTTTCTTTAATATCTGCCTTTCAAAATTCACAATCATTTATGTTAAACACAAGAGCAGCTATGCTGACTTGTGACAATAAATTAACATCAGCTTTACTATTTGAAAAGAATGGTATACCTACACCTAGAACTGCTTTTATATCTAACGAGAATAATATAAGAACAGGTTTAGATCAAATTGGTGGTAAGTTTCCACTTATCTTAAAGACATTAACAGGTACACAAGGTATCGGAGTAATTAAAATTGAAAGTTATGAGGGTCTTGTTGCAACTGTACAGGCTATGTGGAAATTAAATGCTGAACTATTAATACAAGAATTTATGGACGTTAAGTTTGATGTAAGAACTTTTGTATTAGATAACAAAATTATTGCAAGTACAAAAAGAATACACAGCTCATATGACTTTAGATCAAATACACATAGAGGCGCTGAGGCAATGCCTTATATTTTAAGTGACGAAGAACACGAATTAGTTTTAAAAGCTTCAAGAGCTTCAAAAGCATATATGGTAGGAGTTGATCACATAGTAAACAATAAAAAACCATACATTTTAGAAATCAATGGTAGTCCAGGATCAGGTGCTGACTATCAAGGTTACCAATACAAAGATTATTATTCTGATCCAGAACCATCTGGTAGAATAGATGGAGAAAAAATGATGGAGTATCTTGTTGATTATATTCAAGATAGAAGTCATTGGGATAGACAATCACTTATAGAATGTGGTTGGTTAGAAACTGTTGATGTTTCAGATGTAGATAAAGTTAGAGCTAAGTTTGATAGTGGTAACGGATCAAAAGCATGTGCTTTACATGCCGATGAAATTTTATCAGATAAGAAAATTGTTAAATGGAAATATAATAATAAAACTTATGAGAAACCTAAATTTGGTGAAAGTAAAATCTTCAGAGCAAATGCAGATGATGAGCCTTCAGAAATTAGACCTACAATTTTATTAGATTTAACCTTTAATGGTTTTACCTATAAAGATGTAGAAGTAGGATTAGATAATAGACCAAGATCAGGATCAGATTTATTAATCAATAGAGATTTAATGAGACAAATGAATGTTAGTGTCAACCCTAATAGAACGTTTGTATTAAGTAAAAGACTAAAACCGGTTGACAAAGAACAAGACTAAAGCATTGCCATTTTGATGGTAATGTGTTATATTAAATAATACAATAGGAGATATTATGCAAGAAGTGAAAATATTAAGACTATCTACAGGCGAAGATGTAATTGCCAAGGTAGGAGAAAACGACCAAGGGGTAAGTTTAAAAAATCCATTCGTGATTATACCTCAACAAAGAGGTCCAGGACAACCAATACAATTAATGATGTCGCTGTACAATGCCTTTGGTAAAAAGGATACTGTCACTATATCTAAAGAGAAAATAGTTTTTATGACAGAACCTAAAGACGAAATAAGAACATCTTACGAACAAAACACAAGCTCAATTATAACAAAGAACCAGAAATTAATAACTGAAGCAACGTGATAACAGTAAACTTTATTAGGACAAATAATGAAAAAGTCCAAGTAAAGGTGCCTGTTGGTTTCACTATAATGGAGGCCGCTAAAGAGGCATGCTTGGAGGAAATTCCTGCTAGTTGTGGTGGGTGTTGTGCTTGTGGTACATGTCACTTATACGTAGGCAATGCCTGGATTGACAAACTAGGTGAAATAGATTATAATAGTACAGAGCAATCAATATTAGAATATGAAAAGAGTTATAAGAAAGGTATTAGTAGATTGAGTTGCCAGATTTCTTTAACAAAAGAACTTGATGGAATAACTTTACATTTATTAGATGATGAACTTTTATAAATCAGTAATTGAACACAAAGGTAAACTTCTAGTTAGAGGTATACATGATGGCAAAGACTATAAAGAAAAGATAGACTTTACTCCTACTCTATATTCATTAACAAAATCTCCAACAAAATTTAAAACTTTAGATGGTAGAAATCTAAACCCTATAAAATTTAAAAACATCAATGACGCTAGAAGATTTAGACGTGATGTAGCAACTCAAAACTCTCCTATCTATGGTCTAGAGAGATTTCATTATCAATATATAAACGATCAATTTCCTGATAAGATTAATTGGGATAAAAAGTATATTAAAATATTTACAATAGATATAGAAACTACTTGTGAAGAAGGCTTTCCAGATGTAGAAAATCCTATAGAAGAATTACTTTGTATTACAGTTAAAAATCAAACTAACAAACAAATATTAACATGGGGAACTGGTGACTATCATACAGATAGGACAGATGTGACTTATGTAAAATGTAAAACTGAACAACATTTAATAATGGAGTTTATGAAATTCTGGTTAAAGAATTATCCAGATGTTATCACAGGTTGGAATACTAAATTCTTTGACTTGCCTTATTTGATGAATAGAATTAAATTGGTTGCAAATGAAAAAGCTGCAAGCAAGATGTCGCCTTGGAACATGGTTGAAAAAAATGAAATTATGGTAAGAGGTAGACCACAAATAACATATACTTTAAAAGGTATTGTGATGTTAGATTATCTTGATTGTTATAGATGGTTTATACCAACAAGACAAGAAAGTTATAAACTAAATTATATTGGTGAGATAGAACTTGGTCAAACGAAATTTGAAAATCCATTTGAAACATTTAAAGATTTCTATACAAAAGACTTTCAAAAATTTATTGATTATAACATACAAGACGTTGAAATTGTTGACGCATTGGAAGATAAACTTGGTCTAATTGAATTGGCATTAACTGTTGCATATGAATCTAAAGTAAACTATGATGATATATTTTCACAAGTAAGAGTGTGGGATACTTTGATTGCTAATCATTTATTGTCAAAAAATATATGTATACCACCAAGAGAAGAACATGATAAAGATACAAAATACGAAGGCGCTTATGTAAAAGACCCTAAAGTAGGTCAGCATAAGTGGGTATGTTCTTTTGATATTAACTCACTATATCCACATATCATTATACAATACAATATTTCGCCAGAGAAAATAATAGGCCATGACGGATCAGGTATATCTGTAAACAAAATGTTAAAAGGTAAAGTGGATTTATCTCATTTAAAAAATGAGAACGCATGTATAACACCTAACGGTGCAAAATTTAAAAACGATAGTCAAGGTTTCTTACCTGAAATGATGGAAACAATGTACAATGAACGTGTTGTTTATAAGAAACGTATGTTAAAGGCAAAGAAACAAAATGAATTAACACCAACACCAGAATTACAAAAAGAAATTGCAAGATGTCATAATATTCAGTGGGCAAGAAAGATTGCCTTGAACTCAGCTTATGGTGCAGTTGGTAACCAATACTTTAGATTTTATGATGTAAGACAAGCAAGTGGTATTACAACAGCAGGTCAATTTATTATTAGATTTATTGAAGAAAAAGTTAATAGTTATATGAATAAGATTTTAGAAACAGACCAAGATTATATTGTGGCCTCTGATACAGATAGTATCTATGTGACATTGGATAAACTTGTAGAAAAAACTTGTAAGGATAAAAACAATGAACAAATATGTAATTTTATTGATAAGGTTGTTGGTAGTAGAATAGAACCATATATTGAAAAATGTTTTGATGAACTATCTGATTATTCAAATGCATTTAAAAATTGTATGGTAATGAAACGAGAAGTAATCGCCAACAAAGGTATATGGGTTGCAAAGAAAAGATATATGTTAAACGTATTAGATGATGAAGGAGTTAGATTATCGGAACCTAAATTAAAAATTATGGGTATTGAGGCAGTTAAGTCTTCAACACCACAAGTTTGTAGAGGTAAAATTAAAGAGGCAATTAAAATTATTATGAATAAAGATGAAGAAACTTTACAGAAATTTATTGCTGATTTTAAAACAGAGTTTGAAGAACTACCACCAGAGGCAATTGCTTTTCCTAGATCATGTAATAATATTCACAAGTATAGAAACCCAGCGACAATATTCAGTAAAGGAACACCAATACATGTAAAAGGTTCTCTAATATATAATCATAAGTTAAGAGAAATGAAATTACAAAACAAATATCCTTACATACAAGAGGGTGATAAGATTAAATTTATAAAACTAATTGAGGCAAATCCATTTAGATTTGATGTCATTAGTTATATTACAACTCTTCCACAAGAGTTTGATTTATTAAAATATATAGACCGTGAAACACAATTTGAAAAAACATTCCTTGATCCTATGAGATTTATATTACAATCTATAGGCTGGTCACAAGAGAAGAAAGCAAGTTTGGAGGCATTTTTTGGATGAAAAAATTTAAAGACAACTTAAACGACTTTTTTAAATGGGTTAAAGGTACAGAGTTAGTTGAACTAGACGACATAGATGTAGCTGAGGATCCTGTAAGACCTGAATTAACTTTAGGTTTTAGAATTACACATGGTAGAAAGATATTAGGACTAAAATTCAATGACGAGATTGAGGCAATAGTTTGTGTTGCAATATGTCCTGAAGTACCATATACAGTTAGAGAAATGGATTACATGTCAAGAACTAAAGACGGTAAAATTGTAATAGCATATACTGTATGGTCAAGAAAACGTGGTGCAGGTAAAGAAATTATTAATAAATTAGGTGAGTGGGTGATTAAAAATGAGTACGAAAGATTGGTAACATTATCTCCATTAACACCAATGGCTACACACTTTCATATTAGAAATGGTGCCAAGCAAGTACATATAAACGATGAAACTCAAAATTTTGAATACAAGTTAAAATGATTATGTTAAAAACATTAGATATATCTTTCATACTATTAATTACCTTACATTGGGCATTTTCTATAGGTATGTTGGTAGCAATAAAAACTGATTGGTCTATACCAAGATTTATTTTGATGTTAATTTTAACAAGGTATTTAATTATGAGTTATGGATATTAAAAAGAAATACAATATAATATACGCCGATCCTCCGTGGCACTTCCAAAATTATAATAATGAAAGTGCTCAAACTAATCCAGAGAATCATTATCCAACAATGACTATGAAAGACATAGAGAACTTACCAGTTGGAGATATTGCAGATAAAGATTGTGTATTGTTTATGTGGTGTACCGACCCTTTACTACACAAACAAATACCATTGGTAGAGAAGTGGGGATTTGAGTACAAGACCGTAGGTTTCACGTGGGTGAAGACGAATAAGAATCGAATCAAGAATTATTTTTTTAAAGGTCCAGGTTATTGGACAAGAGCCAATACAGAGACTTGTATACTTGCAACAAAGGGTAAACCAAAACGTATTGGTGCTAACGTAGATAGATTGGTTGTAAGTGAACGTAGAGAACATAGTAGAAAACCAGATAGAATTAGAGACGATATAGTTAAATTATGTGGAGATTTACCACGTATAGAATTATTTGCTAGAACTTCTATGCCTGGTTGGGACGTATGGGGAAACCAGGTTGACAAATTTACTATTTAATGATAGGATAAACGTATGAAAACCAAAAATTTGACAAGTGACCAAGCATTGCATTGTGCTGGTATATTTAATAATTACTTTGAAAAGTTTGGTCGTATAGATGAATATATGAGAGATCAAAAGTTATCTCAAATAGAAAATGTACCAACGGCTTTGCCTGGTATGGGTTTAGAAAGTACCATATATTCTAATTTTGATATGTCACCTAAAGATATGGAGTTTGAAATATTGGAACCTGATAATGAAACATATGATACATTATTAAATATGACTTCTTCTCATACTAATATGTCAAGTGTACCTGGTAAAAATTTAAAGATTGCAGTAAAAGAAAAGAATACTAATCAGTGGGTAGGATTTATAAGATGTGGTTCTCCAGTTATAAACATGAAACCAAGAAACGAATTATTAACTCACGTACCAGAATTAGTAAGTTTTAATAAAACATCTATAATGGGATTTGTAATAGTACCAACTCAACCATTTGGTTTTAATTATCTAGGTGGTAAACTATTAGCCGCTATATGTTGTAGTCATACTATTAGAGAAAAATTAAATAAAAAATATGGCATGAACTTATCATTATTTGAAACAACAAGTTTATATGGTAATAGTAAATCATCAAGTCAATATGATGGTATGAAACCATATTTAAGATACAAAGGATTAACTGATAGTGATTTTATACCTTTGATACATGGTAAACCTTTCCATGATCTTGCAACGTTTATTGATAGTGCTGTAGGTAAACTTGTTAAAGATGACGCCTCTAGTAGAAAACTAAAACTAACAACGGCCATTATTGGTTTAATAAAAAGAAGTTTAAATGGTAATGATCTACAAAGATTTAATACAACTATAAGTAATGCTAAGAAATTAACTGAAAGAAAAAGATACTATGTTAGTGACTATGGTATCAAGAACTATCTAGATATAGTAAAAGATAATACAAAAGAAGTAGTTAAAGGAGAGAATTGGGATAAATTCCACCTAAATAATATCATAGATTGGTGGAAGAAGAAAGCTGAATCTCGTTATAATAAACTTAAAGAAGACAAAAGATTAAGAACTGAATTAGAAATATGGACACCAGAAGCAAAGATAGATATAATAAGATAACGTCTATGGCAATATCAGAAAAGTCGTATAACGAATTAAAGGAATATTGGGACTTCCAAAGAATCAAGGAGTACAATTGGGAAAAGATATGTGAAATAGTGGACGAGATTGAAGATAAGTTTGCTTTTACACATGGTAAATCTGGTCTAGAATTAAAAGAAAATCTATGGAATAAGATACACCAAGATGAGTATGAAATGCCACCAAAAGGTTGGGTACCAAAAGATACAAAGTGGAGATTATGGTATGAGGGTGAGCCTAAACCGTGGTTAATAAAAAGAGAAATAAAGAAGTATCAAGCTTGACAATATTAATGAGATATGTTATAGTGAATAATAATTAAGGAGACAATATGAGTGATTTTTTAAAAGATATAATAAAAGAGAGTGGAAATGAATATGCAGGTTTAGTTAGTGATGGAATAGATAGTGCTGATGTTACCAGTTTTATAGACACAGGCTCTTATTCTTTTAATGCTTTACTATCAGGAAGTATTCATGGTGGATTACCATCAAACAAAATTACAGCAATCGCTGGAGAAGCTGCGACAGGAAAGACTTTCTTTGCATTAGGAATTGTAAAGAATTTTTTAGACAAAGATAAAGAGGCAGGTGTCATTTACTTTGAATCAGAAAGTGCCGTATCAAAAGACATGATTGAAAGTCGTGGTGTAGACGGTAAGAGAATGGTTGTAGTACCAGTTGCTACAGTACAAGAATTTAGAAATCAATCAATAAAAATTATAGACAAATATTTAGAACAACCAGAGGCGAAAAGAAAACCTATGATGTTTGTATTAGATAGTTTAGGTATGTTATCTACTACAAAAGAAATGGAAGACACGGCTGCTGGTAAAGAAACAAGAGATATGACTAGATCACAAATAGTCAAATCTACATTTAGAGTTTTAACATTGAAACTAGGTAAAGCAAATATACCTATGATTATGACCAATCATACGTATGATGTTATTGGTTCAATGTTCCCTCAAAAAGAAATGGGAGGTGGTTCAGGATTAAAATACGCTGCCTCATCAATCATCTATTTAAGTAAACGTAAAGAGAAAGACGGTACCGAAGTAGTTGGTAATATTATACATTGTAAAAATTACAAATCTAGATTAACAAAAGAAAACGCCATGATAGACGTTAAATTAACCTACAAACACGGACTTGATAAACATTATGGTCTTTTGGATATGGCTGAAGCAGCTGGTATCTTTAAGAAAGTATCAACTCGTTTTGAAACACCACAAGGTAAGGTGTTTGGTAAATCTATCAATGACGATCCAGAAAAGTATTTTACAAAGGAGATATTACAACAAATAGATGAATACGCCAACAAAAAATTC